AATGAGCATCTGATTAAGCGCCGGGTGGCAGCCGCAGAAGAATTGAACCTGATGCTCATGAGAAGCAGCCGTCCACAGGCCGTGGGCCGCCGGGGAGTGCATCTGGATATCAATGGAGGCCGCCTGGAATATTGGAACGATGAACTGTTGATGAGACATTTCGGTGAGAAGGTATACTTCCGGTACAATCCGAATGACCTGAAGGAAGTCCGGATCTACAACCTGGAAGACAAATATCTGATGACGGTTCCGGTAGATAATACGGCGGTTCTTACATATGGCGCAACCAAGGATGATGTGAAGGCCGGAATGGCAGTGACCAGGAAGCTGGAGAAGATCGCGAATGAATATAAAAAGAACGTGGTCATCGCAGAAGCCGACCGGGTTACCGCGCTGGATCTGGTACTTCGCCAGGCACAACGCAACAAAGAAAGCTACACAGGCAAAGCAGACCCGAAGGTACTGGAGGTTCAGCGGGCAGATGAAACACCGGTATATCAGAAAGTGGTCGGCGGAGTCGATCTTGACACAATGATTGAAAATGCAGCCAAAAGGCAGGGAGGTAAATGATGGGAAAACAGTATAATACAGAACTTCAGGCGAAAGTTGAAACGTACATGAAGGAAACGGGAATCAGCCAGGCAAAGCTGGCCCCGATGATGAACCTGAGCGGAGCAGTATTAAGCCAGTACCGCCGCAGCGTTTATGACAAGGGTGATGTAGGTGATGTAGAGCGTAAGATCCGTGAGTTCTTCCAGATCAAGGAGGAGCAGGCTGAAAACGCCAAGAAGACCGAGTCTTTCAATGCGGTACGGGGATATGTGGCAACCTCTATTTCAGAGAGCATTTACAAGATGATCCGTTACTGCCAGCTTGAAAAGGGGATCGTAGTTATTGACGGAGATGCCGGAATCGGGAAGACCAAAGCGGCTACCAAGTTCCTGCGGGACAATCCGGCAACGGCGATCTATATCAGCACCACACCGAGTACCAGCTCTGTAAGAAGCCTTTTAAGGATGATTGCAAGGGCGTTGAAGATTTCGGAAAACCAGAGAACAGAAGACCTTTCCATTTCAATCCGTGAACGGCTGAGAAGTTCTGATAATGTCCTGATTATTGATGAAGCCCAGAACCTGAAGTTCATGGCCCTGGAAGAAATCAGAGGCTGGGTGGATGAAGACCCGATCACCGGGAAGCCTGGCATCGGAATCGCACTGATCGGAAACGATGAGGTCTACAACAAGATGCTTGGAAGACAGGAAGCGATCTTCTCACAGCAGTTTAACCGGACGAAGCTCCACGGGCGGTACCGGGCTACGAATGTAACCAAAGAAGATGTTGAGAAGTTATTCCCTTCCCTGGTGGAGAAAGGAATGACACCGGAGCTGACATACCTCTACAATGTCGGCCACAGCAAGTGGGGAGTGCGCGGCATGGTAAACGTATTCACAGCAGCCGCCAATAACCAGGATGTTTCCCTGGAAGGTCTGCAGAAGGTAACAGGCCCGCTGGGAATCTATTTATAAAATCAATCAAACGGAGGTAAATGCAATGAAGTACATGACAGGAAAAGCAAAAATGATGGTGACAGGGATCGCGCTTGGAACGGTGGCCGCCGGGGGAATGGCGGCGCTGATCGCAGCGGGCAAGGTCGGAGTGGCCGGAAGCCTGGTTGTGGTATTCCTGATGGCTCTGGCGGGAGTTAGCGGCTGGATGATCGGCATTCAGATGCGAGTGAAGATCGAACATGACCGGGCATGGATGAAAGGATATCGTGATGGAAGGGAGAGTTCACTCCCGCCGATCACTGTAACCACCGAGCGTATGCTCATCCGGTACAGGGAAAATCCGGGGCTGTAAAGCCCCACCTTAATGCAGCCATCCGGAAGGATGCCGGTCACAAGCCCGGATAAAGGCAGAGTGAGGTAAAACTGAATAAGGAGGTAAGTGCAGCGTGAAGAACGGAAAGAAGCCGACACTGGCCCAAAAGAAGTTCCTGCAGGGAAAAGGGCTGGTACCGGAGAACTGGCTGATCGTGAAGGATACGCCGGTGGAGCTGGTGGTAGTCAGCCGGGCCGCGCTCCTTAAAAGAACAGGGAAGACAAGAACTTTCAGGAAGGAGCGACTATGAAAGCCATGGAGAAAAAAGCCACTCCAATGCCGGAAGAACTGGAAAGAGAGTGGAACGAAGTGCGAGTTTGCTTCCGGTTGCTTCAGTGCAGGAGAGCCAGAATTGTGACGAAACGGATGCTGGACGGTTCTGTGAAGCGATATACCGAGGTCAGAAAGGCGGGTGGATGAGATGGTACAAAGAGAAGAAATGTACTTTGAACCGCGCTGCGTAGGTTCTGACCTGCGTATTCGCTGGTATGGTGAACAGTATTCAGCGCCGGAGCTGGAACGCCATTATGAGGAGACGGTTTACATCCGGGACAGCGGAAAAGAGCTGATGGTTTACAGCATGGAGGCAGACTGCTGGGATGAGAAGGCGAAGATAAAGGCAACATTTTCCCTGATCTGCCGGATTCAAAAGCACAGCACCGGATTCCGGTACGGTAGAAAAATCCAGTAGGAGGAGAGAAGATGCCAGCCAAGTCAAAACGCCTGACCAATAAAGAGAAAGCACTCAAATCGAAAGTCAAAAAGGAACTTCAGGAACAAGGGCTCCTGCCGCCAGACAAACCGAGATTGAACCGGAGAAAGTTTGCTAAGGAAGCAGCCGAACAATTTGATAAAGAAATCAATCTCATGAATCCGATGGATGTGTTTTGGTTTCATAATGCCCTCACATTAGTTACAGCCGGAACTGATGTGCTTCCAATCACTTCAGAACAGGTGGGAGTCTTTAAGCTTATGAAAATAACTGCGGAGATAAAAAAGCTTCATGAAGAAACCAAGAAGTCTGGGAAGGAAGTAACTGTCCGGGATGTGTGCAAAATATCGGATTCTATTATGAAGCTATAAACGCAAGATATTCCAGGGGCGCTTGCCCCTCTTAATGCAGCCGCCGGTAAGGCGATGGTCGCAAGCCCATGAAATGCAGAGCGGGAGAGGAGGTCTATCATGACTGTAAGCAAGAGAGTAGCCAAGAGTGGCGCGGTTACACTTCCACGTCAGCTCCGTCAGGAGACTGGCATTCTTCCGGGTGTTCCGGTAGATATCGAAGCAGATGAGGACGGGGTACATATCCGTAAGCATGTTCCTACCTGTCACTTCTGCGGAACGGTGGACGATGTTAAAACGGTCTGCGGCATTGAGATCTGCCGCGGATGTGCAGAAAAGATCATGGAGGAGTTTAAAGGATAATGGATGCGGCGGAAGTAAAAAAGAAGGTTGACCGTTTGGCAGAGTTAGACCGCCAGATGGTTGCCGTTAAAGGTGAAATGGAAACAATCAAAGCCTGGTTCGAGAAGCAGGCCACGGATGATCTCCGGGATACGAAGAGCAAAACCGTAGAATATTGGGGAAGCGAAAATTCCAAAGTGGTGGTCGGAAACAGCGAGACCGTGAAACCAATCTCCATGACAATGGTAAAGAAGCTCCTGGGGGATGTCTTCAAGGACTTTGTAAAAGAAGATGTTTCTTATAGTATGTCAGCCCCGGCAAAGCGGCTTTTTTCCATGATGTATATGGGAAATTTCACCGAGGGAAGCCTGGACGCTACGATCAGCGCCATCACAAAGGATGAGAAGATTCAGAGAACACTGAAGAAGAAATTGAAAGGCAAGTATGAAAAGGACACAGAAACCCTGATGAAACTGGTGGGCCTTTCAGAACAGGAAGCCAGTGACTGGGCTTACCTGGCATCCGAAGTGATCAACTGGGAATGGATGCTGCAGATATTAAAAGCGGCAGAGTGGGGAGGCACACCGCAGGAAGCGGTGGAAGTGATCCGGGCAGCCATATTCGTGGATGAAGGAATCAAGGTAACTGTAGAGGCGGAAAAATAGCAGGAAGGAGCAACGGTAAATGCGAAAGATAGAATCATTCCAGATGAAGAAAATCTATGCTATAGGTCATGCTTTGGGAATAACCGGAAATGGAAGCGAAGATGAGCTTCATATACTGGTGTCGGGCGTTACAGGTAAGGATTCCATAAAGGAACTTTCCTACCAGGAGGCCATGGCGGTGATTAAAAGGCTGGAGGATCTGCAGGGCGGTACCGCTGCTCCGAAACCATCCAGCAGAAAGCCGAAGGAACATTCACAGAGACCAGGAGGCGTGACCAGCGGCCAGCAGAAGAAAATCTGGGCTTTGATGTACGAACTGAAGAAACGCGATAAGAGTCCGAATGAGGTTCCACTGGGAGACAGACTGTGCGCGGTCATTAAGAAAGAATTGCATGTAGACGCTATTGCGAAGAATCCCTTTGCATGGCTCACCTTCAGCCAGGGAAATACCCTGATTGAAGTTTTAAAAGGGTATTTAAAAAGCCTGGAACGGAAGGAGGAGGCCAGCGATGGGATTGTTAGACCATGTGAAGATAGAAAACCTGGATGAAGATCAGAGAAAGATGGTAGAACTGGTGGGCCTGGACGGGTTTAAAAGTCTTGTCCGGGCTTTTGGCGGCACTACAATCTATATTCCGAAGGCAGAGAGCCTGGAACGGGCGGCACGGGATCAGAAGATCCGGGAAGAATTTGACGGAGGAAATTATAGAGAGCTTGCCGCGAAATATGGACTTACCGAGCGCTGGGTGAGATTTATCCTGTTCGGAAAACTGGATAATCTGGATGATGACATGGAGGGTCAGATGAGCATCTATGATTATCCGGAAGCATTTTAAAAAGTGAAGTAAATTAGTGAAGTGCTTCAAAAGACAGTTCACGGGCCTAAGAGGTACACTTGTGTCAGAAACATGAGTGTATCTTTTTTTATTGGAGGAATTACTGGATGGATGAAGGATGGATCATAACAACCGCCATTACGTTGGGTATTGGCGTAATCTCGTATTTTTTAAAAAGAACCATGAACCAGTTGGACTGCACAGTCCAGCAGCTTCAAAAAATAGAACGGGATTCTGTAACAAAAGCAGATCTGAAGGAAACCACAGACGAATTAAAAAAAGACATCAATAAGATCCGTGAGGATTATACACCCAAGGAGACTCACAGTAAGGATTTTGATGGGTGCCAGAAGGAGATTAAGGAGATCCGGCAGAATTACCTGACAAAGGATGATTTCATTCGTGAGATCAATAAGGTGGATCGGAAAGTGGAACAGATGTTAAATATGATGATCGAAATGACAAGAAATGGAGGTTCACAATGAACAGAGAACAGGAAAAGAGAAGACTCCGGGCAGGAGCTTTTATGGTGAATAACGGCAGGGTACTCATGACAATCAACCTGCTCCGGGAAAAGTACAATGCTTTAAGAAGTGTTGAAAAAGGTTTAAAAGCGGAGGGGATTGAGCGTCAGGAGTTCATCGACTCCGTGAATTTTCTCCATGAGGAGGGATATATCTATCTGCGTGATATGGAAAGCAGGGAACCGGCTAATCTGGCCGATGTGGAATATCAGACGCTGGAAGCAAAAGTAACCGGCAAGGGCATCCGGCTCCTTGGCGGCGGCATCACGGATGAAATGGTTGATCTGGACGGCTGATGGAACAGGAGCGTAGAAGACGCAGCACAGGAAAGGTGGACAGACTGCCGCCGGAGCTTAAAGACACCGTGGAGCAGATGCTCCTTACTGGCTGCACTTACAAAGAGATCGTGGCTTTCCTGAAGGCGAATGGTGAGGAGATGAGCCAGATGGCTATCTGTACCTACGCAAGGAAGTATCTGGCCACGGTAGAGATGATTAACGTGGCACAGAGCAATTTCTCCATGCTGATGGATGAAATGAACCGTTATCC